GGTTTTCCCACTAGACTTTTCCCTCAAATGGAGCCACTTGCACTGCTCTTTCGTAATCGTATAGAGCAGTAAATCCCCTTTCGGGGCAGCATCCTTGAGGGTCGCCTCTAAGGTCAATCCAAACTTCTCAACCCATCTACGAGAGGCTTGGTTATCCTCTTCGATCGGTGAGATTACTTTTCGAACCTTCAATTGCTCGAACGGATAGTAGCAGATAAACCAGAGAAATTCTCTAGTCAATCTATTCTTACCGTCAGTAGCAAAATGACACATGACACTGGAGCCGTTCCAGCTTTCAAACCATGCGCCTGCTACGGGTAAGCCTATTTCCGGATCGCCTAAGCCGATGATATGCCCACGACCTGGCTGCCAGACAGTTCCGAGCTTCTCAGCCATCCATGGGCCGAAAACTTCATCACAACCTGTCAGCACATGGTTCATAGGATTCCGGCTGGCTGGATCGCATAGTTGAGCGAGGTCCAAGAAAAACTGGCTACTGTAGTGGTAAGTTGTCCCCGGAAAGAGTGCATATAGCCTAGTTCACCAGGAACTGTAGTCCATTTCGGCTCTAGCGTCGTCAGTCCGACGGGCCACAAACCCGTATCCCACAAAGCCGAGTCCCACAAACTCGAAGCCGCTCCGTCGGTATAGGTAATCATAGTCTGGCTATTGAAGGTTTTGAAATCCGCATCAAAAGCCATGACCAGAGTGGCATTACCCGCCAACGAGAAATTCGGCCGAATCATCGAAATCGACTTCTGGCCATTATACCCTAGGCTGTTGTAAGACTGAGCCCATGTAGCCGTAATCGCAGTTCCATCATCATCGGTCCCTACCCAGGCTTGGTAAACCTTCGCCTCTCCGCCGAAGTATAAATCCGATCCCATGATCGCCCAGCAGAAAGCATTCCAACCAGTAAACCGGCACCAAGCTCCGGTGATGGTGTTCATCACATACTGATAACTCAGAGCATCATTCGACACTGGAATGTTAACAATCAGAGAATTCCCCGCCCGATAGGGCAACATTTCCCAGCTTGCATTTGTGGAATAAGTCTCTGCGGCACTCAGAAACGCTCCGTCGATCTTGTAGCTAAAAGCTGTCGATCGGTCGATGATCGTGGACTGAAGCAGCTTGCTCAACGGGAACAACCCATTCCGGCTGAGGTAGAGTAAATCCCCACCGAAGTCAATCAGAGGCTTGCGGCCCACCGGAATACCGGCATCATAAACCCCGACCAATGCCCAAGTAGCCGAACTCGCCGGATCGGTTCCTTGGTAAACCGCAATCTCCCCATTCGAAGTCACGATTACGAAATAGTCGTCAGAACCTTGCCCACCATCCAAAGTCCAAGAACCGATAGACACTACCTTTCCGCCTTTACGGAACAATGATCCGACCGGAAATTCAGTAGCAGCCCCGGCGATAGATTCAGCCGGAAGATACCACAGACTCATGGAATCTTCCTCAATGAACCAAACTCGTTTCTTGTGCAGTGAAATACCCGAGAGTAGGTCAGTCGCAATGCCAGTAATCGCTGGGACACTTACACCAGTGATCGTAGTCCAAGTTGTCCCATCGTATAATTTAGCATTATCAACTGCATTGACTGCGAGGAGAAAGCTTCCACCAGCAGTGGCAAAATTGACATAATGCCAATAGCCGTAAGTGCACGTAGCAACCGAAGCCCCAATGGCACCAGCTGCCGTCGAATCATAAATTGCATTATCTGTGGAAGCAAACATCTTGGAAAACGTCGGGCCGTTATAAACCAGCAACGAATGCACCGGATCGGCAAATCCAGTTTTAAACCCAACCATCCCCTTCCGCAGAGAGACCTCTTGCACCCCAGGAAAGATATTATCCAGAACAATCGCGTCCAGCGGCGGCATGTTTGCCAGATTGCCTCTGGCATTCCACCCACCATAAGGAGCCGGGACTTGCACTGTCGATGCAACTCTGGCATCGGTCACAGGCAGTGTCGTTTGCCGAACTCGGCTTGGTTTCAGTCCACCACGCATCAGTGCGTCCAATTACCGGAGGGGACAAAAACCCCAGGCTGAATATCAATCGGCTTCGGATGGGCCAGATCAATCCGACGTTTGACCTTATCCCGAGCGATGTAATTATTCAACAGTTCATAGAACTTATCCTTATCCTCTTGATAAGGCAGTCCTTTGATCTGCTTCCATTGATAGGCCAATCCCCGCTTGATGATATTCTCCGGGAACAGCGTCAAATCAGTGTCTTCGGTAATCGCCGCCTTCGGAGTTCCTCCAGAACCGGTCACAGCCCAGGAACTGGCATACTCAAACGCAATCGTGCTGAGCGGCGTTGTCGGGGCAGGGTTGATCAGCAGTTCATTCCCTCGGATACGGAACTTATAGAAAGGTCCCGGATTCGGTAGAGCCTTAATCTGCTGCCATTCGGATTCCGTCAAAGGTCCATACAACGGCCGGCGAAGTGTCCGATCGTAGAACGTCTCCAGATAAGCCCACTGATACCCATACTGCGCCAGATCGGTCATCAGACCCTGGCTCTCGGCAGCAACGGCAGTAAAAACTGCCTCATAGGTAATCACATTAAACTTCGACTCTTCGACCATTTCCGAAATTACATCAGATAGAATCTGAAACAACTGAACAGTCGTGGTATCTGTGCTGCCGATTACCCCTGTAGGCACCGACAAAGCATGACGTTTGGCAAATTCCTGCAAGATCGACAGCACAGACATGGCTTAAGCTTCCTCTTTCTTGGTCAAGGCTTCGAGGGCTGAGACCTGAGCCTGCAGCTTCTTAATCGTTTCTTCGTGAGAGGCTATTTGGGCTTCATAGGTTTTATTCTTCACCCGGAGTTCGTTGAGTTCCTGGGCCGGCTTGCCTTTGGCATCAACAGCATCGAGCCAGGCTTGGGCTTTCTGCTTCAAATCCCTGCCACCCATACCGATCCGAGTCATGGCTTCCTCGGTCGCCGAGGCGAGGTCTTCCACAGTCAAAATATTTGCATTCAGACAATTCTTCACCTGAGCCGGGGTGAGGGTAGTCATCAGGCTAAGTGCCGTTCCATCGAGCGGAATTTCCTGATTGGACTTGAAAAGGTCCAGCTTCCGGCGATAGCCCTCGGGCCATTCTGCCGGGATTCTCTCTTGCCGGACACCTTCCTCCAAATTCGCCAGCCACTCTTCAGCAACTTTCTCAAGTCGGTCTCTGGTGCCAGCCGGAGTAACGATCGCAAAGATCACATCACGATAAACAACATGGCCAGCTTGCTCGCTGGCTTCCCGATCTTCCACCGGACGGGTTTCAAATTGCACATAAGGCGGCTTAGGAGTATCAGACATTTCAGACCTCATTGGCAGGAGTTAAATCCAGAGGGCGGGTAACAAGGGGGAGAAATCCCGCCCTCTGGACTCGGACGTTTACTTAGGTGATTGCACCCTGGGCAAACGGACGATTGATGTGCGCGACGTTGTAGAAAACAGTCGCGTTGTTGTAGGTCGCCGTTACAGTGCCATTAACTGCCGCCGTGGTGGCAGTTGACAGAGTTACGATCGTCCCGCTGGGGTCAATATCCGTCACAGTCGTAGCTGCGGCAATCCCGGTTCCCGAAAGATAAGCCCCGGCGAACCAGCCATCGGCATTCGGGATCAGCAGCTTCGTCGAACCGCTGTTAGCGGTGCAACCAGCCTTGGCCACGGTCGTCGAAGCGGCCAGCGCCACTCGGGCATTAAGGATTTGCTTCCCAGCCGAGTTTGCGCCACCCTGACCAGCCGCGGCAATGCCGAAAGTGGTATCCGCGGCGACCGAGGCACTGCAGTTGACCGGAACAACCCCGCCGATGCAGACCCAAAGGAACTGTCCCGAACTGGCTGCAACCATAGCAACACCCAGAGTCCGGCCGAGGTTGGCCGTATTCGGAACTTCAGTCGCATTGTAAACCACCTGATTGCTGGCAACGGTCGGAGTGATGACGACAAGGCCGAACTGGCGGATCGAGCCATTAGCCTTGACATACATAAACTCCCCACCGCCCCAATAAGGATCACTCGCGGTGACGATAGTTCCCGGAGTCTGCCGAGCGGTAGTATCCGGGAGATTGAAAGGGCTGATCTGCTGATAGCCGATCGGGCCCGCAGTAACAGAACTAGGCATTTCTTGTTCCTTTCGAAATAGAGCACATTTTCCCGAGGAAAATCATGCCCAA